ATCCACTGTTTAGGACGCGACTGGATCTCACGGGTTTCGAGTTCACGGGTAAGTCGTTCAGCCATTTCGGGACTCCAATTTCAATGCCTCTTTGGCATATTGCTCAGGTGTAAGGCCCAGTTTCTTTGCCAACTGGACTTGGCTGGCCTTCAGTCGAATCTTGTTTGAAGATGTACTGCGGACAGCGGGGGCTACAACTGTCGATGCCTTAGGCTTAACGGGCTCCTCTGCCTCAAAGGCTTCGGGAAACCGTTTACGCATTGTTTTGTCCAATGTGCGGTAATAATCCTCAGACCCAACTTCTACGCCGTTTTCTCGTAGTTCTTCGTGCAACCCGAGAGCGTAGGCTGTCATTCCTCTGTGCTTACCAAACCATTCATTGCGCTCTTGCCACGCCAATGCTTTGGTATCAGGTTTAGGCACATCAGAAACAGCGGGTGCTGATTCTTGACGCTTTTGTACCGGAACTTCTTCCTCTTGTAAAGAGGGCATCTTGAAGTTTTTAACCTGAATAAGTTTCAGGTTAGCTTCCTGAAGCGCCTGCTGAGCTTCAACCAACTTGTCAGTATCACCTGCATCATAGGCTTCCCTATATGCACGTTTAGCCGCCTCAAGCTCCAGATTAGCGGCATTCTGAGCGGTGGCGACATACTCCTTTTCACCCGTAGTCAGAATCTCTTTAATCCGCTTATTCTCATCCAAGAGCTTTTTGGCAAACGTCAGCGCCTCTTGCTGCTCGCGCAAAGCGGCTTCTTTCTCCCGACGCTCATCGTGCCAAACCTTACGCATCTGCTTAAGGCGGGATTTGACGTTATCGTCGTAAGACTCAAGTTCGTCCTGCTCAAGTTCCTGCACCAACTCCTTGGGCATGGGCGTGCGGCCACGATCTTCTGTGGGCGTATCGTCCTCAATCTCGATCTCTACCTCAGGCGTGCCTTTGGCTTCGGTCTCGGCCTGATTGGCTTCGTCAGGGAACTTGAACTCTTCTTGTTCAAATGGAGGCATCTTGTACTCCTCTTATTTGCGTTTAATGCCACGGGGATCTTCAACAACCCCCTCGACTGAATCATCATTGATGATTCGGAACTCCCGACCATGGATGACTAGTCGGGTGCCTGCGTGCGGGCGCACAAGGACAAAATCGCCCTTTTTGCACCAAGCCCCAGTGGGGAACTTGCTTTCGTCCTTATAGCAATCAGGCCCAAGATCCACCACGAAAAGAACCGTAGTAAGGAGTTCTTCGTTGCGGAGAGTCAGGTCGGCTTTAATAAGTCCTACTTCGCTGTCCTCAAACTCCTTATCTGCCTCTGGAATCGCACACAGAATGCGATACCCCGTCGGCTTAGGGAGTTGTCGGGCTTTTTCTTCAGCAGCGGCACTTGGGCGATAAGCGCCCACTACTTGCGGATTGCCGGGGTTTGTAGCCAGCAAAATATCAGTCATCCATGTTCTCCATAGCGGATTTAAGGTCTAAGGCATAACCCCTTGCAGTGAGTAGACCCCGAATCTCACCACAAAGTCTTTTGTATTCCTCAAAACTGGCGGCTTTGCCTTCCGCCAGATGTTCTTTCAGTTGACCAACCTTTTCATCAATCTGCGGGATTAAGGCTTCAAGCTCAGTCATTTACGTTCCTTGGGGCTAGGTACAGCTTGTTGAGCCTTGGCCTGCATAGCAGCATGCCGCTCCTGCAACTCCCGCAGTTTCGCTTCCTGATGTTGGCTAGACATATGTTTGAGTACATCCAGACCCATATCCATCATCGAGGCGCTCTTATCGTTCGACATTTGCGCGGCGGTCTTTAACATATCCGTCTGAATCCGCTTAGCTTCAGTTTGCTGCTGTGCAGCAATCCGCTCACGTTCAACCTGAATTTGCTGCTGTTTAAGCTGAGCGTCCTGCTGATCTTTGGCTGCTTTGCGCTGCTGATCCTGCGCCTTGATCTGAAGTTCCTGCATCTGCATCTGAACCAGCGGATCTTGGGCTTGCTGTTGAGCCTTCTGTTGAGCAATCTGCTGTTTATTCTGCTGAAGCAACCGTTGCGAAGCCTGTGCAAGAAGCGGAGCCAGTTTGGCTTCAACTTCAGGCTGAAGATGAATATCTTCGCCAGCTTCGTCTTTCTGAGGCGGCAGGGAGAAGCCCAATTGCTGCTCGATCTGCTTGCGGTACTCAAACCCAAGGTGCTCATTAATATGAGCCATCATCGCAGAGGCCAACTGCTGAGCCATTGGGTTGCCTTGCAGCAACTGCTGAATCTTCGGATCCTGCATCGCAGACATATGCACCATGATGTGTGCCTGATGGTCTTGATAGGCGAACGCCTTGACTGGCTTCATCATCAGCACGTTCTGATTCTCAGACACCGGATCCATCGGCTTCTGGTCCTCATCCATCGGGACTAGTTTGCTAGCTTCTTTAACCCCAAGAACGTCCAGCATCTGCCTATGGAGCAGGGGCATGTTGTACAACTGGGGGGAGCCTTGAGCCAACTGCATCACAGCCTGATACTGAACAATCTTCTGCGCCATGGTGGACGCATTCGGATCACTCACCGGGATGACATCAACGTCGTCGTAGTCGGACTTCTTGGCCTTGCGGTCCCCCTCGTCCGGGTCATACGAATACTCATCAGGGGTGTAATCCCTAATGATGTCCCGCAGCAACACCAACTCCTGCTTCATTGAATAGTGGATGCGGGCCTGAACAGCGCTCATCGTCTTGAGAGTGCGCTCAAGAATCGCCAGCGTCGTCCCGACGGGGGCTTGTGCCGACATATCACTAATCTGGAGATCCGCCGTATTCGCAAACCGGCGTCCCTCCTCAATGATCTTGTCCATCAGCCCAGCCAGCGTCTGGCTCGGCTCTTTATAAGGAAGCGGCAGCAGATTATCGCGGATGGTGCCACTAGGCACATCGACATCACGCCATTCTCCGGGGCTGATCGGAGTGTCATCACCCTTGACCCGCATACCACGGGCTTTGAAACCACCGGGCAGATTAGCCAACGTGCCTGCATCGACCAACTGACGAAGCAGTGAAGTCGAAGACTTGGCATACGCGCCAATCAAATGGATCAGACCAAAGCAATAGAACCCAAAGCCGGGGATATAGCCGTAGTGAACCAAGTGATTACGCTTGGCGTAAGTCTCATCCTCCGGTTGCCAATTGCGACGGATCGCCAGCACCTTGGCTGAGCCTTTCTCCAGCGTGACGATATACGGCAGCTTGATGCCATCCTCGTCCTCATGCCCCGGCAGGTCCAACTCAACCTGAATCTCCAGCAGCTTGTAGCGCTCATCGGAAGTAGCCCGAAAGCCCAGCCGCTCGGCAATCTTCTTCTCTACTTCGTCCAGCGTGTTGTTAGGGTCACCCAGTTCAATGTCCCGGTAGAACCCAGCAACCTGAAGCCTGCGTAGCTCGTTCTCAGTCTTACGCATCACGTGAGTAATACGTGGAGCAGACGCCAAGTCACTCGCGCCATAGGGCACTACGATATCTTCAGCAGGCACATACATTGCCACCTGACGCTGCAAGTGCGGGTCGTAGTACACCTTCTTGAACGCATTACCCGCCAGCCCCAGACCCCACAGCATGCGCTCATGCTCAGGCCGGTACTCAGTCATGATGTCGGTCAACTGATGGTTCATGTCCTCTTGGACACGCTCAGCGGACTCTTTCTTAGCCGGAGTCTCTCGCCCAATGACCTTGGTTTTGACCGGCCCCGCAGCGGGGAAGGTACTCATCATGGTCTCGGACTGGAACTTCACCAGCGCCTCAGTCAGCATGGGGTGGTACACACCACACGCGCCATCCCACGGCTCGGAGCGCTCCTCCAACTTCAAGCCCAGCAACTCCAACCCATCAACATACGTCTGCATCCAATCCCGTCGGCTGGATACGTCGTCATTGAAGTCACTGATTAGTTCCGCAGCGAGGGACTCCAACTCACCCTCATCCATATCCTCTGCGAGGTTGGCATTGAACTCATCGTCTCCTTCGGCATCTGGAGTCAGGCTAATCTCCAGATCACCTATCATGATATCGACCGAGTCGGGGTTCTCGATCTCAATCTCAATAGGAGGGGCCATATCTGCCATAGCAGCGACACCCTCAGGAGCGGCGTACAGCGCCTTATCAATATTAGTTGCCATGGTCAGCCTTTGCAGTAACCTTTAATAATACTCACGTTTTCGATGGTACATAGGCTCATCGTCCTCATCCGACCGCAGACGAATGAACCCCCCACGCCTGTAACGCAGCAATGCCTGCGTCGTAGAGTCCACCAAGTCATCATGCTCACCAGCAGGGAACGCCGCCACTTCTTCGATCAGTTCTTCAGCCCAGCGAGTATTAGGCACCCAAACGTGGCCGCTGGCAAATATGTCCGTAACAGCATTCAACCGAGCAATTTTGTCGTTGCCTTTACTAGGCGTGAACTCCTGCACGGGGATGCCCATGGCGCGTAATTCAAAGATCAAAGGTGAGCCAGCAGCCTTGGCCTCAACGATCAGGCTATCGACCTCCCACTCCTTGAACTCCTGATACGCCCGTTGCTTGAGTTCCGGGAACTCCATGCGCTTTTTGAACGCATTGAGCAGAATGATGTTCGACTGCGGCTTGCCCGTATCGTCGTCTTTATAGAACACCCCCCACGTAGTACACGCAGAGTAGTCAGCACGCTCGCTCTTCAGGAACGCCGTATCCCAAGACTGGATAATGAACTCGCAGTGGGGAGGGCTGTCGTCCTCCCAGATATTCCACCACTCCCGTTTGATAATGGCCGAGGCGTCTGAAGTTGGCTGCTGCTGATACTGGGCTTGCCACTTACTATTAGGTAGTTCTTCGCGCAGTGCCTCTAGTTCTTTCAAACTCCAGAACTCAGGCCACAAGGGCTGGCCGCTGGGCATAATCGCGGGAAACTCAATCACCTCCCACTCTTCACCGCCCCGCTGAGCGCTGGATTTGAGCACTTGCCCAGTCAGATCCTTTTGAGACCAGCGCGTCATAACCACAACAATTGCCCCACCCGGCTGTAAACGCTGCCGAGGACCAGAGGTGTACCACTCGTAGGTCTTGTCGTAGATCTCTGGGTTTACTTGAGCAAGAGCAGCCTCCTGCTCTGAGTGCGGGTCGTCAATAATCAGCAGGTCGGCACCCTTACCGGTCACTGCGCCCCCGACACCGATAGCAAAGTAGTCACCAGACTTGCTGGTATTCCACCTACCAGCCGCTTTTGAGTCAGCTTGGAGCGAAAGTTCGGGGAAAATGTCGTGGTAGACCTCAGAATCGACCAGATTTCGCACTTTTCGACCAAAACCCACCGCCAATTCAGCAGTATGGGATGTTTGGATCACTTTTTTGTGCGGAAACTGCCCCAAAAACCACGCCGGGAGCAGATAAGAGGCAAATTCTGACTTGGTATGCCGTGGCGGCATGTTGATAATCAGCCGCTTGCACTCCCCACGGGCTACACGCTCGAAAGCAGTAGCCATAATCTTGTGGTGCCTGCCAGAAATGAAGGTAGGCCAGACCTTTTCCACGAACTTGATGAACTTGGAGCGGGCCAATTCCTTCTGTTTGAGCTTTTCCAAGTGCAAAAGCTGGGCTTCCAGCACACGGAGGTCTGCCTCCGACAGCCTATCAAGCACTTTGGGGATGTCTTTAAGGGTAATCCCCGAGATTACCGGCTCTTCAAGCACCCGTTTCCTCCGCAGGGGGCTCCGCAGGGGCTTCTAACTCACTAATAAGGGGCTCTACATCGACTACATCGGTATTGAGCAGGCGCTTGATGCGGTCTTTAATGCTGTTTTCCAGATCTTCGGACGACTTGTGAGTGACGGTCACTTCACTGCGCTCAGTAAACAGCCCGATATCACTGTGCTTACCAAGCAACTCAAGCGCTTTCAGTTCAAGTTTGGGGTCACCGCAGTCGCTCAGTTTCAGCAACTTATTAGTGACGTAGTTGCGTGCCTGCTGCACATCAACGAAAGCCTGAAAGTCGAACTGCTTAATCAGTATCGACACAGCTTTGGCTTCGCTAGGCACTGTGAGATGCCTAGGGTTATCCGTCTTGCCGACCCCGTTAATCAAAGCTGACGCTTTGTGCAGGTCTTCATTGCTGTAGTCGATTGACCCGCCGAGTTCTTCGATCAGATCGACTGTGTTCGCCGCAATTGCCAGCCCGTCTTTATGAGTCTTAGGCAACTCATTAGAAAGATCAAACGGTAGGGGGCGGTCAGGCGTAGGAGTGACTTCAATCATTGGGGGTCTGTATCCAATGAAAAAATTAGTAGCCCGAATGTAGCACAGGAGGTTGGGACTCCAATAGGGGGGTGTTTATATATTTAGGTTTATTTGCCTAGCCAGTAAAAAACAGAGGGGGTACCCCCTCGCTATAAATAAAATATACCACAGGAAACTAAGCAACTCTAGGCGGTGGGATTGTGTACTACTAAAAACTAAGCAACTCTAGGCGGTGGGATTGGTTGTGCAAATTAGTGTGTAAGCTGGCTTGAGCCTCCTGCGATGCCGTTTTTGGGTGGGTGGGGTCGCTGTCCGGCGTGCCATAACAATGTTATGCCATGCCCCATAGGGTTATTTTAAAGTTTATTTATCGTTCCGAAACCGTGGTACAGTATGTCATAGTAGGTCATCGGCGGCGCAGTCGCTGATTGGGTTCCGCGCCCCAGGTAGCGCGTAGTGGAGAGTAGCACCATGGTAACAGTCACCATTCCGGCGGTCGCGACCGCAGCATCCGTTGCCGCCATTCGCGGCGAGTATGTCTCAGGTCTTACCGTAGCCTATGGGTCGGGGCGCAAGTATGCCGCCGAGTTGCTGGCCTTTTTCCGGGCCGAGGGTTTCGGCGAAGAATGGCTCACGATGGCGCATGACGCCAAGGGAGCGGCCGGAGATTCGATGCGAGAGGAACGCGATTCCCTGTACGCTGACCTCAAGGCGAGCGGGCACAGCAACCCGTCGGTTAAATGGAAACAGATTAAGGGCTATGCCCTTGATTTGATCAAGGCCGAATCGACCGAGGGCGAGTCTGAGGGCGAGGGCGAGTCTGAGGGCGAGTCTACCGGTGGCGCGAAGCATACTCGGTCGCTGCAGTTGCGACTAATCGAGGAATTGACTACGCTGTACAAGGCCTTGAAACGGGACGATAAGGTTCTCACGGATGCCCAGCGCACTGTGTTCGACTATGTCGCGGCAGCGCTTGCAGCGCTGGGCGTGGACATCGCTACGGTCTAAGTAGGTAAACCTAGCGGCCCCTAACAATTGTTAGGGGCTGCGCTAAACGGAGAGAGCAAATGGACAACAACAAGCCCAAAACATGGCCGACTGTTAGCAGGCCAGAGTTGGACGCATCGAGCGCAGTACAGACGCTGTTCCTCGACCGCGTCCAAAAGATGGCGGATCAATTCGTCATCAAAGCGAATGAGCGCGGTGGCCCGGATTCGTTCGATGCGGTCAGGTTCGCGTACCTGATCGTCAAGGCTGACAGGGCAATGACTGCCGCTTTCCGGGCAATCGAGCGGCTCGAACGGATCAACGACGACGAATAAACCTAGCAGCCCCTAACAGTGTTAGGGGCTGCGCTACCGGAGAGAGAAAATGCAACTAGACAATCAGGCCCTGGTCAGGATTCTCATGTGGGCTAATGCAGCCGACAATGAAGCACAAATGGATAGCGAAGACTATGCGTTGGCAATGCGGATCGCCGTGCAAGTAGGATTTCCGCTCCTAGCCGAACGATGCGCCCGTATGCGACTGGTCGCACTGGAAAACGAAGCCTGTGAGTAAACCCGCACCACGCTAACCACAACCCCGCTTCGGCGGGGTTTTTTGTTGCCCTAACAATGTTAGGCACGACCCGCTCGGCGCGGGGTCTGCACCAGTTCCCGGAGTAGCGGTAGCCAACAGGCGGCTGGCGGTGTGGTAGCCCAAGCCCTAGTAATAGCACCGTCGCAGATGTACCCGGATGTACCAGTTCCCGGAGTAGCGGTAGCCAACAGGCGGCTGGCAGTAGCGGTAGCCAAAGCCCTAACAATGTTACCTAGATGTAGAGCAGTGCTAACCGATATGCTGGGCCCAGCATATCGTTTTTGGGGCGCGGTGTCAACCCCAATAGGTGATGCACCAGTTCCCGGAGCGGCGGTAGCCAAAGACCCTACTGCTGACCCCACTTAAAATTCTACGTAACATTATAACATAATGGTACAGAATAATAACCCTACTGCTGACCCCACTAAGAATTGGGCGTAACATTGTAACAAAAGGTACGAAATAATAACCCTACTGCTGACCCCACTTAAAATTCCACGTAACATTATAACAAAAGGTACAATTTGCCCCTAACAATGTTACGTTGTTACGTTCCCCATTTTGGTGCGTAACGCTGTAAGTCATTGATTAAAAAGGAATGTTCGGAATGTTATAATGTTACGAGCAAAAACGAATAGGTACGTAGCGGAGAGCCCCCTTTCAGCATGAGCATCCCCTTCTCTACTCCCCGCCCAGCACACGAGGATATACCTTTTTGCTCGTAACATTATAACATTATAACTTTTTAAAAATTTCCTTTTGATTTTCAAGGACTTGCAGCGCCCAAAGCGCGTTACGGGTGATACTCGGGGTCGTAACAATCGTAACATAAGGTACAATTTGTTTTTAGCCCCTGCCGATCCACTCGGCCAGTCAGATAGGCTTGACATTGCTACTTATTTGTGTTATACTATAGTATAATCAAAGAGCGCCCGTAGTTCCCACAACCAACCCGAGAGAGCCCCCTAACAATGTTAGTCACCACCGCATCACCACCATCCTGCACAACCTGCGGCGACGATATCGAACCACCCGCTCGCGCACTCATAACAAACACCTGCAAGCACTGCGGTGAGCAAGCCGCAATCACCGCCCGCAAGTCGTGGTGCGTCGCCCCGATGCACAAAAGCAACTACATGCTGTTCACCGACCCCACTTTACTACTCGGCATCAACAACAAGGGAGGACTAGTCAAATGACCGCAACACCCAAGCAACGAATCCTTTTCCGCCAATGGGAGAACATCAACAAGAGTCGTGCCCACATGGAGGAACTCATCCTCAAACTGATGGCTAACCCCGCAAGCGAGCCAGATCATCTGGCTCAAGCACACGCTATGTACGCAGACGTATGCAAAAGACTGTCCGAAGTCAGCCACCATGTAGACAACATCCTGCGTACAGGCAGCACCACCAAATTTGAGATCGTCGAGGACAAGTGCCTCTGCGGTTATGTAGGCAAGCGCATCGAAGGCGAGCCATACCGCTGCCCCGAGTGCGGCATGTACTGACCAACCCCCTAACATTGTTACCCCCAACCAAGGACAACCATGACCACCTTCAACTCATCTGCTGCCGACAACGACCTCGACCACCTGACCGAGGCAGAACTAACTACACTGCGCTCCCTGCGCGACCGAGGCTGGGCTGTTTGTCTCTTTGCACCCTTTGAAGTAAACGGAGCCAACCCCGAGCGCGTGAGCGACGCCATGGCCGAAGCAGGCTGGCGACAAATCGAAGCGGCAGGGCGGTGACCCTGCCTGTGCAAATCGACTGGGAACTCACTCACGGATTGAAAGGAGTCTGAACATGGAACTAACAATATTAGGGGGGCTGCTGATTCTGCTGGGCGTGTTCGCCTATGCGCTGATCGTTGCCCTTATTGCCCTATTCCTAACCATGATCGAAGAACCGCCTTCTGCCGAACCGCCCCCAAAGGACGACCGATGAGACACCCAAAGCCTAACGAACGGAGTGAGCCATGGATCGCACCACAGAACAATCCAACCGCAGGGACAACCATCTACAAACCCTGCGCCAACCGATGCACCCGCTGTGCTGCCTGTAAGAGTTTCGCCACCATCGTGCGGGAGATCGACCTCACCAAGACCAGCCCGTCCGACCGACAGCGCCGTAACATTATTAGGAGTGAGGGGTAATGGACGACAACCCATATGCCGACGGCTGGCTGTGTCAGGACTTGGAAATCAAACTAACGTGGTGGCTTAGCAGCCGCCCCGGTGCAAGCAAACATCTCAAACGGAGAACTACCATGCCCAACCTACCCGGATTCGG